CGTGTTGAGGAGTTACCATTTAGACACAAACGATGAGAAACGAACGAGGCGCAGGCCGTAAAACTAAATTTGTAGAAGGCACACAAACAAAAATACTTCACAAATTAATACCAATAGACTCGGAGAACGAGGTAAAACAATCAATCGATAAAATTATTTTAAAATGGATGAGAAAAAAATAAACCTCAAAGAGGCTAAAAAATTCGACAAGTGGATGAAAAAAACCGTTAAGTCGGTTTATTATTCCGATCACAAAAAAATGACTAACGCTTATTTAAAACTAAATTAAAATGGGAGCAAACGCAAAACTATTCCTTGAAAATTCAGAACAACTAATCACGATGTACGAGCCATCGTTTACAAAAAAAGACGCAATCCTTACAGGTAAGCGAATGGTCGACAACGTTATCAACGAGGGCAACGTCGATAAACATATGTTTATGGCGAACATTTGCCGACTTAAAGAGGTCGTTAATTCAGCCGACGCGGAAATGCGTAAGCACCTGCCCGAGGAGAAAATGACTTGCTACGGCGTCGAGTTTACTCCAGTAAATGGAGGCGAGACGATTAACTACTCTGAGGATCCGATTTACTGCCAATTGAAAAATGATTTAGATCAGCGCGTTGAGCTGCTTAAATTGGCAAATAAGCAATCGCAAACAATTTTCGACGCGTATGGTAACGAGGTGCCAAAAGTATCAACAACGCCTCGTAAATCAAGTATAACGCTTAAATTTTAAGCAATGAAAAAATTTTTAGAATTTATTTGGGTATTGATATCTCCTATATTAGAATTTACAGTAGGTATAGTAGGATTTAGTTTACTAATAATATGGATATGTACAGGATTTGGAGTTTTAATAATAATTGCGCCTACTATATTTCCAACACCAGAATGGGTTAGATGGAGTGTAATAGTATTTGATAGTTTATTATTAGGGTTATTCATATATGCAGCAATAAAAGAGGCTTATAAAAAAGTTTATAAAAATTAATTAAATAATTTAAAAACAAAGAAAATGAAAGTAGGATCAAAAGTTAGATTGCGCGAGACAAGTATATTTGTGTCGCTTGAAGATCGCCACAACCCACGCGATAAATATGGGTACGTTGTCGAAATAGGCAACGAATCAAGAGACAAACGCCGAACGTTTGAGCTTCCAGTAGTGGTTGACTGGGGAGGATTTACAAATTCATACCGTTATAGCGATTTATATGAGCTTTCGTAGGGCCAAAGAGATTGCAGCCAACATCGAACACGCCACAAATATTGACGTGTTCGAGAATGGTCGCACGCTGCCAGTCGTTGATGTACGCGCATTATTTTGCTACATTTTACGAATAGATTTAAAGTATAAACTCGTTGATGTTCGGGACATTATTCGAGAATACAGGCCCTATGATCACGCAACGGTATTGTATAACGTTAAACTATACGCCTCCGATGTAAGATTTAGAAGGCCCGACCTTGAGGAGTTACGAGTTCAATTAATCAATCAGTACTCGCCCTATTTTGTGATGCTCAAAAGAGTCAATCCAATAAACGACGAGGAGTTAATGCAACAAATTATTAATTTAATAGATACTTATGAAACCACAAAACAAAAAAGAGTTGATCTTTGTCACGCGAGCTGCGATTGAGGCGGCTGCATTATTATTAATTATAACCGCAATAGGATGGCTAATATCACACCTTTAACGAGAATCAAAAGAGTAATGCGATTTTACTACAATCGAGGCGTAAATTCGGAACGAGTAAACGATTTATATAAAAAAATTTTGTCAGATAAATATAAATCAGTAATTTAGCCTTATCATAATAACCGCAGCAAGGCTCGAGCTGCTTCATTTCGTGCCACTAAAAACAATTATATTATGAGTACTTCAAACCGCAGAGCTGCATTCTCGCAGCCAACAACAAACCCAGCAACAAAGTTTTACGAGTGGAAAAGCAACGAGAAAACATTTGCTTACTACGACAAGGAGAACAAAACAAACGTGAGCGTTGAGCTTCCGTTTAAATTCTTAGTTCTTGATGAACTCCATACCGTAAAAGGATGGAACGACGCAACCGAGAGCGGTATCTATTCCAACGAGGTTAAATATATCTCAAAGGATGAGATGATTGTTAAGCCATTCAAAGGCAACGAGATTGCGCGAGGTCTTTACAAAGACATCAAAGAGAAGGCAAAGGCCGCAGGCGGTCACTACGTCAAGAGTATTTATATAATGCTCGAGGGTGGCGAGATTGCAAACATTCAACTTAAAGGCGCAGCCTGTCAAACGTGGGGAGATTTTACTGCAAAGAGTAAAAGCCGTTTAGTTGACGAGTGGGTAAGCGTAGTTGGCTTTGACGAGGCTAAAAAAGGCAGCGTTAAATACACAACGCCAAAGTTCGGTTATCTTTGCTCGCTTGATGGAGCGGAGGCCGACCTTGCCGACGAAGCGTTCAACACTTTGGAGGCATATTTAAAAACTTACCTCACGAAATCGGAGCCAGTAGTGGCCGAAATTGAGGTCGATGTTGACGTTGATGACTTAGAGTTTTAATTTAAAACCCCCGAAGTAACTCGAAATCCTGGGAAATTAAAAGCACAGTTCGGGGGTTTATTTATTGTAATAAAGTTGGTTAAATAGTTGAATTAGGCGGTCTACGGATCGCCTTTTTTATTTATACAAAAGTGCTTTAGGGCACATTGAAAGGCCCTACTTTATTATATAGAAATAATCACTTTTAAAAATAAATTTTTTTTTTGAAAAATTGGGTTTCAATGTGCCCTAAAGCACTTTGATAGGTTAAAACTCTGAAAATCATATACTTTAGTGCGGGGCACATTTATTTTTTTTATTTTGTTTTTTATATTAAAATAAATTCTATATTTGCTGAGTATTGTATTGGTGGATATGATATATTTGAAGACATTTTATTTAATCCTTTCGGGAGTAGTTGCCACCACAACGAAACCGAAGGGATTTATTTTTTAATTTATGAATGTAACTATTTACAAAAAAGCTACTGACGTCTCCAATGGTTTTACCAAAGACGTTTTCTTTTGCCTTGAAAGGATAAAACAAGGTAAGAGCAAAGAAATGGTTGAGCAACTTCGCTCAATGCCAAAGGATGAGTATGACAAAAACAAATCCAAACTTCCTGGCGTTTGTTTTAATGGTGTTTTTGAATATCGGTCTTTGACAGGTATTAAAGAGCATTCGGGATTGATTATTTTGGATTTTGACAAATTCAATTCCAATCATGATGCTATCAATTTCCGTGACTCGATTTCCGATGACGAGTTTATTTTTGCAACTTGGATTTCGCCAAGCGGTAAAGGAGTAAAAGCGTTGGTTAAAATTCCTGCATCAATTGAGAATCATAAAGAGTATTTTAAAGCTCTAAAAAATTACTTCAACCACTCCAATTGGGATGACTCGGGTAGTGATGTGAGCCGCTTTTGTTTTGAGTCGTATGATCCCGATTTGTATTTTAATAAAGAGTCAAAACTTTGGGACACAATCGAGGCACCCGACTTGGTTGACGTCGGAAGTTATGAGGTTTCAATAGCAATTAAGTCAGACAATATCATAATAAATAACCTATTAAAATGGTTTGATAAAAAGTTTCCTTTATCAAATGGAAATAGGAATAACAACGTCTATAAATTGGCCTCAGCTTTCAACGATTTTGGAATCAATAGATCGGTTGCAGAACAAACCTTGTTCCAATTTGAGAGCCAAGATTTTGACCGCAAAGAGATAGCCACAATTTTAAATTCAGCCTATAAAAAAACGGCTAATTTTGGGACTAAATTCTTTGAGGATTTAACGGTAAAAGAGAAAATCGAGAAGCAAATACGAAGCGGTAAAAATCGCAAAGAGGTAATCGAGTCCAATTCTGAATTTGATAAAAAAGACGTTGAGAAATGCATTGATGAAATAAAGGAAGAAATCAGCGTCTCTGACTTTTGGGAATACAATGACAAGGGTCGCATATCTTTAAAGCCGCACAAGTTTAAATTTTGGCTGCAACAAAATAATTTTTATAAGTACTTCCCGACCAACACCAGTACTTTTACATTCATAAAAATTGAGCAAAATTTGGTTGAGGAGACAAGTGAGAAACGAATTAAGGATTTTGTATTAAACAATTTACTCTCCAGGGACGATATTGGTTTTACACCTTACGACTTTATGGCATCGTCAAATAAATACTTTCAAAGTGATTTCCTTGCTTTGCTCGAATCAACCGAAGTAAATATAAAAGAGGACACCCAAGAGGAGTGTTTTTTATACTTCAACAACTGCGTTGTGCGAGTGACTGACACCGATATATCAAAAATCGATTATATTGACTTAGATGGCTTTGTTTGGAAGCGTCAAATCATAAACCGAGAGTATATTGAAAGCGACCACCATAGCTCGACTTTTAGAAAATTCCTTTGGTTAATTGCTGGGCAAGATGCTGAGAAATATAATTCATTCAAATCGGTAATTGGTTACCTGTTGCATTCATTTAAAACCTCAGCAAACAATAAAGCGATTATTTTTAACGATGAGACAATCTCAGAAAATCCAAATGGAGGAAGCGGAAAGGGTTTATTTTGGAATGCACTTGCTCAAATGAAAAAAGTAAGTTCAATTGATGGCAAAACGTTTGAATTTACAAAGTCATTTCCTTACCAAACCGTATCAACCGACACGCAAATACTTGTATTTGACGACGTAAAAAAGAACTTTAATTTTGAGAGCTTATTTTCTTTGATTACTGAAGGAATCACACTTGAGTACAAAGGTCAAGACGCTATAAAATTACCTGTAACAAAGAGTCCAAAAATACTAATTACAACCAATTACACCGTTGGAGGTGTTGGAGGATCGTTTGAGCGTCGAAAATTTGAGGTTGAAATGAGCGACTACTTTAGTTTTAAGCACACTCCAGTAGATGAGTTCGGACATTTATTGTTTGACGATTGGGATGCTGATGAGTGGTTGAAGTTTGACAATTTTATGATTACTTGCGTTCAATTTTACTTGCAAAATGGATTGACTAAGCACGACTTTAAAAACTTAGAAGTTCGCAAATTTATCAAAAACACTTGCTTTGAGTTTTACGAATGGAGCAGGCCGGATCAAGATGGCAAAAATGAGAATATCGAGTTTAACGTTCGCTGCATTAAACAAAATTATTACGAAAATTTTGTAAATGAATATCCCGATTTTAGAACGTACAAGCTATCTCAAAAACGTTTCACACAATGGATTGAACATTATTGCAAATTTTATGATTATAAATACTTAACAGGCAAATCAAACGGCGACCGATGGTTTGAAATTGTAAACGAAAATTCTAATGTCGAAGATAATAACGAAATATACTTTTAATTATGATTGAAAAATTTAAAGAAAAAGAAAGTTACAAACATTTGTTTGCAAAAGAACTTTTAGCAAAATGGTTTCAAGAAGAAGAAATCGGTAATGACTTTTGTAATGTTGCACAATTTGATTGGAGAGCAAACTATGGTGTATTTACTGAACTAAAATTTCATAAAAATGATGATCCTTATTATTTTGAAAATTCAGAAGGACTATTTAATGAAAATTTTGATAGAGGTAAAATTTTATTTGTTCCTGATATAATAATATTTCATAAAGGAACACCTCGTTATATTTTTGAAGTTGTAAATACAAATCCAGTTTCAAATTTTAAATTACAAAAAATTAAATCTTTTTTTGATGGACATCATTTAGAACTTTATGAAATTTATGTAGATGATATTTTAAAATTTGATAAAAATGAAAAACCAAAATTTTTAGAATGCAATAGACTTATCTAATGAAACTAAGACCATACCAAACAAAATTAGCAACGGAAGGCGTTGAGATTTTACGAAATAAAAAAATAGTTTATTATTGCTGCGAAGTGAGAATTGGTAAAACTGCAATTGCTTTGGAAACTTGTAGGCTATTTGGTGCTAAAAAAGTTTTATTTGTAACTAAAAAAAAGGCGGTTTCAAGCATTGAGCGCGATCACTTTAATTTTGGATTTGACTTTGAGATTGCAATAATAAACACGGAAAGCCTGCATAAAATACTCGACAATGATTTCGACATCGTAATTTCAGACGAGCATCACAAATACGGTGCTTTCCCTAAACCCAACGCAACGGTTAAGGAGTTTAAAAAGCGTTTCAGTAAACTGCCTATGATTTTCCTAAGCGGAACGCCAACGCCCGAGAGTTACTCGCAATGGTACCATCAATTTTGGGTAAGTGATTACTCGCCCTATAAAAACTATGCGAATTTTTATAAGTGGGCCGCTGAGTACGTCGACATCAAGGAGAAACGCTTAGGGCATGGCGTTGTCAAGGACTACTCAAACGCAAAAGAGAATCTTATTCGAAGATCCACACGACCGTATATTATAACATTCACACAAAAAGAGGCAGGCTTTACGACAAGCGTCAACGAGATGGTACTGGAGTGCGAGATGCAGCCAATCACTTACGAGGTCATTCGACGCCTTAAAAAGGATTTAATCGTTCGCAACGGACAAGGGCAAGTCATTTTAGGGGACACAGGCGTCAAGTTGATGCAAAAAATGCACCAACTGTCAAGTGGGACTTGTAAATTTGAGGATGGCAGCAGCAAAGTAATTGACGACTCAAAGGCCAGGTTTATTAAGCAGAAGTTTAAAGGCGAGAAAATCGCAATCTTTTATAAATTCAAGGCCGAATGGGACGCGCTCCTTCAAGTATTTGGAGCCGATTACTTGACAAATTCAGTTGATGAGTTTGACGCAACCGATAAAAATATCGCGCTTCAGATAGTATCGGGCAGGGAAGGAGTCAGTTTAAAAAACGCAAAGTATTTGGTTTACTATAACATTGATTTTAGTGCAACGAGTTACTGGCAAAGCCGTGATCGAATGACCACAATGCAGCGACAAGAGAACGAGGTCTTTTGGATATTCTCAAAAGGCGGTATTGAATACGATATTTATAAGACCGTGCAACAAAAAAAAGATTATACACTAAAAATTTTCAGACAAAATGAGAGTACTTGTAGCGTGTGAGGAAAGTCAAGCGGTAACAATTGAATTTCGTAAATTAGGAATTGAAGCGTTTAGTTGTGATATTAAGGATTGCACTGGTGGCCATCCCGAATGGCATATAAAAGGCGATGCATTGATTGAGGCATATAGTGGTAAATACGATTTAATGATTGCACACCCGCCATGTACTCATTTGGCAGTTTCGGGAGCGAGGCACTTTAAAGAAAAGATAAAAGACGGCAGACAAAAAAATTCTATTGAGTTTTTTATGAAATTGGCAAACGCGCCAATTGATCATATTGTAATTGAGAATCCAATTTGTATAATGAGCAAAGTTTGGCGTGAACCCGATCAAATAATTCAGCCGTATTATTTTGGCGATGAGTTTCAAAAAACTACTTGTCTATGGTATAAAAATATGCCGTATTTAAAACCGACTAAAATAGTTTCAAAAGGCGAGTTTGTCACATTTTCAAGCGGTAAAAGAATGAGCAAATGGTATTCAGAATCTTTTGGCGATGGAACAAAGCGATCTAAAACATTTCCAGGCATATCTCAAGCAATGGCAAAGCAATGGTCGGATTTGTCAAAAGTTCCTATTCAGCAAAAATTATTTTGATTATTAAAATAAATTTGTATATTTGACCACCGCCAAGAGAAACACACAACTAACAACACCCTTCTTTTGCACTTGGCGGTCAATTGAGGGGTGTTTGTTTTAAAAAAATGAAATACATACTAATTTTTTTAATATACGAAATGCTTAGGCCGTATTTAATTCGATTATTTCACTACATAATATCACGACTTTGACCGAGCAGCAGATTCAAACGAAAATTAAACGCAAACTGATTGAGCGTGGTTGGTATGTTACGAAATTGATTAAGACATCGACCAACGGCATTCCCGACCTACTGGCGATTAAATACGGCAAGGCGATGTTTATCGAAGTAAAACGCGAAGGCGGTAAGCTATCGCCAATTCAAGAGCTGCGCATTGAGGAACTGAAAGCCGCAGGAGCGATTGTAAAGATTTGGACTGACTTTGATACTGATTTTAAATAATGCCTTATATCGCACTTTGTAAAGTATTTAAACAATAAAAATTAAAATATATATAAAATAGTGCCTTAATATACACTTTTTATGACACCAAAAGAGAAAGCAGAAGAATTATACAAAATGTATAATAATATTTTAATAGAAGAAATAATCGATAGGAGACCAACCTATTTGGTTATGACTCATAAAATGGCTAAAAAAGCGGCTTTAATTGCAGTTGATGAGGTTAAATGGTTTCATAAAAGATTATTTTATCTAACTGAAGGCAGCATATTTGATAAATATTTAGAAGACGTTAAAAAAGAAATAGAAAAACTATGACACCAAAACACTACGACAACCAGCAGCAATACGATGTCATCGACATCATTAAGGATTACGACCTAAATTTTAACGAGGGGAATGCAGTCAAGTATATCGTAAGGGCGAGACGCAAAGGCGCACACCTTGAAGACCTACGCAAAGCAATGCACTACCTTGACCGCGAAATCATACACCACGAAACTAAACTAAAATTTAAACAATGAGAGCAGGCTCGAAAATGTACAAAGGCCTTGAGGTGCCAATTAATGCAACGATCCACATCAATAAGCAAGGCCGTGAGTTTTATATAAGTGGTTTGTGTTACAATACCGCTTTTTGCCGTTATATAGATACAGGAGAAATAATTGAGATAAAAAGTAACTTAGTATCGAAATATTTATTAGGTTTGTAGCGATATGGTAAAACCACACACGATTAGTACGCAGATGTGGCTTGAGCAAGAGGATGACACTCTTGGAATGGGCGGCAGCTTTGTGGAATTTCGGGTAATGGTTGACGCAATCAACGGCTACTGGATCGAGAACGAAAGCGAGATTTGCTTAGTCATTCAAGGAACGGTGTACTATGTCGAGAACAACGACGCTTTGCTCTTGTTTTTGTCGGAGTATTTTAATCCAATGCGGTTATGATACTGGCAGAGTTAGCCAAAAAGGATGCCCAATGGCGCAAGATGGCTTTCCAAATTTGCAAAGACAAAGACCTTGCGGATGAGTTAGTGCAGGAAATGTACTTAAAACTATATAATAATACCAATCTAATCAAAGATGGATATATTTATACAGTTCTAAGAAACCTATTCTATGACTATGCTAAGCAGCAAAAGGATGTAATAGTTGATTTTAGTAATATCGAAATCTTAGACGATGGAGACTATATCGAGCCAATCGATTACAAGGCCCTTATAAAAGGCTTAACCTGGTATGAGCGCACAATGTTTGAGCTTTCAACTTTGGTCGGTCAACGTGAACTCAGCCGACAAACAGGCATACACATACAAACAATCCATCGGATCAATAAGATGGTAAAATCAAAAATTTATGGCAAAAAGAAGGACTAAAAAAGAAATTCAAGGTCTTGGCGATGTAATCGCTAACATAACCAACTCAGTTGGGATTGAGCCTTGTCAAGGTTGCAAAGAGCGTCAATTCGGACTGAATCGTTTATTTAACTTCAAACGAGTTAAAAGCGAGATGACTCAACCCGACAAAGAAATGTTTAAAGAGTTCCTCGAGCTTAAAGGACAACGCGTACTCGATGGAAAACGTACTGAGTTAAACTTAGACGACGTGACCTATTTAAACTCCTTATATCTCAAATACTTTGGTTTAGACAATAGCAATTGCCCAACCTGTTCAAAGGTGCATGAGCAAATTATAAAAGACCTCAACAAACTATCGAATTATGGAGTCTAACCAGTTCGATTTATTGTGTGATTTTTTAGATAAATTAATCGACAATAAGCCAAGCGATGTAACTCACAACGAGCTTTGGCTTGCACCCAACCTATTTGATATTTTAAAACTCAAGGAATACCGCGATTTTAAAATTCAAACCGACAAAAATATACCAGTTAACCAAGTAATCATAGGACAATGGCTTACTCACAACAACAAATAGACGACACTTTTGACGAAATCTTAAGAGAAATAGAGCAAGGAAACTCACTTATCTCGATTTTAAGACGTAAAGAGTTCCCAAGTACTGCAACGTTTTACCAGTGGTTGGAAGCAGACGAAGACAAAGCAAAAAGATACGTGCGCGCGTGCGAAATCCGCGCTGATGTGATATTTGAGGACATCATCGACATCGCCGATCACTCCGACGAAGACCACACACCATTTACTGGAGCGAATGTGGTGCAACGTGACCGCTTAAAAATAGACGCTCGCAAATGGATCGTTGCAAAATTGCATCCAAAAAAGTACTCGGATCGAGTGTATCAAGACATCACAACGCACCAAGAGCAACCACTTTTCCCCGATGTTTGTACGAACAACAGTAATTAATAAAGTCTTAGGACTTAAAAAATTTACCAAAGGAATACAAGGAGGCACCTCAGCGGGCAAGACCTTCGGAATCCTTCCAATACTTATTGACTTATGCTGCAAGACCGAACTCCTCGAGATTTCGGTTGTAGCGGAGTCGATACCACACCTC